CCGTTGATTAGATGAGGACTGGCAAGTCCTAGGGTTCGAGACTACTCGATCAGAGTATTTTGAAACAGGATAAGCAAGCTTAGTGGTCTTCACCACGAAGTTCACTATCCCGCAATACGTCAATACGATTAAGAACATCTTTTAATCGTCTGTTAGTATTAACCCGGGTAACAAGAGTCTTCACGTGTCCTTTGACAGACACAACAGTCTCTATGTTAGAAGGAATGAAACTGAAATCTTTCAGAGTCAATTTACTTTTAACATAAGAGGATGTTTCAGCTATAGGGTCCTGAGAAACAGAATATTCAACCTGTTGTAGAGATTGAGCACATTTGTGCAAAATAGATACAATAGGATGATATTTGTTAAACTTTTCCTTATAACTGGTGAAGAAGGTATTTCTGGCGATTCTATTAAAGTTTTTAACACTTCTAACAACATTCTCATGGATTTCTTCCATTTGAGTATTAATTAGAAGTTCAAAAATATAAGTAAAACAATAATCTTCTCTAATATTACAAGAGAAGGGATATTGCTTACCTAATTGTTTTTGAATTTTATATTGAAAATCATTAATAAGATCATCAGAATATGGATCAACAGTATAATAAAATTTATTAACCTGTATTTCCAAATACCTAGCCTTACGTTTAGGAACTCCAAAATTTTGGAATAACTTAGGTAAGACACTCTTGTTCCAATGATATGTATAACCCCTTTGTTCTGCCTGCTTGATAAAATCTGCCCATAACCAGTACTGAGTACCGGCATGGCGGATTGAGCCAAGAGGGAGAGGAGAAAGATCAGAACCTTTAGAATGGAAACGTTTAACAAATTCAAAAGAATCATTAGAAACTAATGTCTTTTGCATGTTAATTTCCATGCCCAAAGATTCGACAATACTCCTGTACGAAGAGGCTAACTCATGACCAGTGATTACTATATCATCACCTAAAAGAACATATTGAGGCTCAACGTTAATACGTTTTGCAGCAACATGGACAATCAAGTGGTGACACAGTGACATCATAGCTCAGCTTGAGTAAGCACCCATAGGTTGACCAGTTGCATAACTAATTTTTCCATTAGTTGTGTCAAAAGGATAACCAACCATGATATGCTTCCAAGCACGGGCTTGTTCTGGAGACAATATTGCAGAAACTATTCTTTCCTGTAAAGAAACAGGCATAAGATCAGTAGCTGCTTTAAGGTCAAAAGAATAATAAGGTCCAGTTTTTAACTTTTCCTTATATGACATCTGATTAAAAGTACAATCTGCTTTTATAGTTCCCAATACTCCCATCACGAGAGTATGGAAAGGCTTTAAAACCAATTGTGATCAATAATCAAATATAGCGATTACACGATTCTTAAGTTCTTTATCTTCTACAACAGTGATTCTCCTAAAAGAATTAGATTTAGGGATTTCACCGGTAGTCAATAAAAACTCAGAATCAATGTCATGAGACCTAATTTCACTTAATTCATGAAAAACATCATTATCATCATTTTTAATAAAATCTTTAAAAGACCTAATTAAATCTAATGGTAAACAATGAGCTTCATGAAGAATAGAAACCATAGCAGGACCAGAAGGACCTGCTGAGGATCTAATAGTGAATTCAGGTACATTTCATCCTTCAACTTTTCCTTCAAATAGAGGATTAACAAAATCTGAAATTTCAGTGTCAGTGATATCATCATTGACAATTGTTTTCTTAGTAATAGTAGAAGTATCAAGAACACCTAAATTTGAGTAAAGCCTCCCAATAAAAAGAAGGCTCAACAAAACCTTTATGTGTAATTGATTACGACTACGAAGACTAGGAATTCAATCTTGTAATCAAGCTGGAATACCATCTTTTGTTAAACTTAATTGAGGTAAAGTCTCACAAGGGTTAGATGCTACGTATTGAAAAACAGCAAGGCGAGTTGTCTTAAAATAATTAATAGTAAAAGTTAAACCATTACTATTAAGTAGATTAAGATACTTTTCCTTGATGATTTTAAACAAATTATCTGAAATATCAATGTTGAAAGAAGGCAAAATATCTTTAAGGATATTAGACCATTTCTTAACAATAGAGATAAAACCCTTAACTTGCCCAATATCTTTTGATTTTGGGTGCGTTATAAGTTTATTCTTTATTTTAAGATTCATCATTGTTATTACCAATCGGATAATTAGGATAGTAAGTATTAAAACAGCATGAAGCTGATCTAATCAC